CCGTAATACAAACATACAACTGCATTTAACATAGGAGACTATAATGAGCGGTGAAACAAATACTAACCAAGATACGACTGAAGATCAGACACAGAATGATACGAATCAGACGGATAATCAAGAACCTGAATCTGAAACTCAAGTTAACAAAGCAAAGATGGCCGATAAGGCATTGAATTAATCGCGAAGTGTGTCGTGGCACTTAATATATACACGACTGAGGACATGGGTAACATAACTTCCCATGAGGAGTGGCGGTTACTCGCGCCACGATCATTTATTGGAGTCGTGACAGTGTGGTTAATTGTGGCAGTTTGCTAAAGTGGTGTCGGGAAACCGGCACGTAGGTTCGAATCCTGCCGACTCTGCCAATCACCCCTGATGCCTCCAGAGAGGTTTTTGGTCTAAATCTGTATAATACTGTCAGTTGTGTATAAATACCGCTAGAACTGCATTTCTAAGTAGTTGATTTTGTTCATATTTATCTACACTCGCGTAAGTTATTGATTTTGTTACTAAAATGATAATAATTGAAGATTTCTTGTTTTAGCTATTGACAAATCAAAATGATTGTGGTATAATGAATTCAACAAATGGTAAAACACACTGGGAATTGAAATGCTTCTTAATATCGTGAATGTTCTTACTGAAGAAATCGATTCAAATACCAGGCGGTTGATTTAATGTCGTAGTCATTAATCACAATGCTTAATGATGAGTAGATTATTGCTCCGGTAGTGTAATTGGAAGCACGACGGGACTTATACCCCCGATACGCCAGATTAGCGGTTAGCGAAGGTTCGATTCCTTCCTGGAGCACCAATATAATAACTCTGTGTAGCTCAATTTGGCAGAGCTCTGTCTTTGGGAGTCAGTTGTTGGGGGTTCGAATCCCTCCACAGAGACCAAATAAAAACCTAGCGCAGCACTTATAATTTAGGTGAGTTGGCCGACCAGTCGCCGGAAGACTGGAGAGAGTTGGGACTCTGGAGTATGTAGGTCTAGGCCGGGCATATTCGTAAAAGAAAGGCCCCATAATGGAGCTTTAGCTGAGATGGATTAGCGTTCGCCTGAAGAGCGAAAGAGGTAAGTTCGATACTTACAGGCTCCACCAATTTTAGCAGTAGTATGCGCCTGTCCCGGCGTAGAAAATACGGGTCAACTTAGGTCAGTTGAGACAGGATACATTTTGAGACGAGTGAGGAATACTAGTGAGTACTCATGAGTTGGACGAGTCACGGCCTTAGAATTTAATATTGCTCCCGTCGTCTACGATGGCTAGGATATCTCCCTTTCAAGGAGAGGAACGGAGATCGACACTCCGCGGGAGCACCAATTTATGGTGTAGATAGTGTTAGCGGTGAGCACGGCTGTCTGTGAAACAGTTAGGCAGGGTTCGAATCCCGTCTACACCCCATACATAAAGCCTAGGCTAATTGCGTTAAATGGATATAGCAATTTAGTTCGCTGTGCCCCACTACGGCGATTGAATTAGGATAAGAGGTGTCATATTAATGTATATCTGCTCTATAGCATCGCATCCCGTTAATATGATCCTAAGTAAGGGCGTTAAATTTTGGACCGGTAGCTATCGCGGGAAAGCGGGTGGCTGTTAACCATCGAAGCTGAGTTCGACTCTCAGACGGTCCGCCAAATTGATTGTTGACATTTAATTTCAATTAGTGTAGAATTGATTATTGGGTTGCTAGTTCAATGGCAGAACATGTGGCTTTTAACCACTCAATCAGGGTTCGATTCCCTGGCGACCCACCAAGTATTTGTGGCTGTAGTTTAACTGGCGAAAATGCTTCCCTGTCACGGAAGAAGATACGGGTTCGAATCCCGTCGGCCGCGCCAAGTTATTGTGGCCGTAGCTCAATTGGATAGAGCGTTTGCCTACGAAGCAAGCAGATGGGGTTCGAGTCCCTCCGACCGCGCCAAGTATAATGCCGCCATAGTTTAAATGGCGAAAACAGTTGCCTTGTAAGCATCAGTTCTCAGTTCGATCCTGAGTGGCGGCTCCAAAATAAAATGTTGATATTGTGAAAATAACTATTGACGTTTAATGTTTAATAGTTTAGAATAATTTTTGAGATCGACGAAACGCCGAAGTTTGAGCGGGTACGGCAAAACAGCTACAGCAAACCGAACCTCGTCTTATAGCCGAACTACTATTGTCCAGATAATGTGAGATTATAACAATGAATACTTTTATTGAAAATATGGATGACTTCGAGAATACTACCGTTACTGATAATGGTATGAAAGCTCTGAAGTCATCAAAGTCTGCGTTGGTTGATTTGTTTTTTGAAATCGGTTCATCGCGTAAAGTTGATCTAACGCCATTGTTCGAGAGAGCATTGCTTGAAGATCGCGATCTTGCGATTCGAATTGTTTTACATGCTCGCGATGCTCGCGATGCTCGTGAAGGGATGGGTGAACGTAAGACTTCACGTAATCTATTGCGTCTTCATAAGTTCACATTATAATGCCACATATGTAGAAGCAAAAAACATCGCAGAAGTTCTGATGAATGTTGGGCGTTTTGATGATCTCTTTAATGTTTTCATCGATACACCGTATGTAAATGTTATGCTTCTATTGTATCATAGAGAACTACAGAATAAGAATTTGCTCGCAGTGAAGTGGGCTCCACGCGAAAGCTCACGCGATTCGCGTCGGCGATATTATGCTAAGGTATTTCGTGAGTATCTCGATATTTCACCGCAATATTATCGACGAATGTTAGCGAAACTAAATGATGTTGTTGAAAATAAAATGTCGGCTCGTCGATGGAATGAGATCGATTATAACCAAGTACCAAGTATCGCGTCGGCTCGTTATCAGAATGCGTTTCGTCGCAACGATAGTCTTCGCTATGATACGTATGTCAATTCGCTAGTTAAGGGTGAATCAAAGATTAATGCTGGAGCGATCTTTCCACATGATGTCGTGCGAAGCGCAATCAACGGTGACAATAGAGTAGCAACACAACAATGGAAAGCGTTGCCAGATTTTATTAATGAAATGAGTTTTCTACCGATTATTGATACGTCGGGTTCGATGACCGCGACAATTGATAAGAATTCAGCTACAAGAGCCGTTGATGTCGCGGTTTCACTCGGTTTGTATTGTTCGGAACGAAATAAGAGTGCATTTCGAAATCGTATGTTGACGTTTGACTCAACACCGAAGTGGCATATTGATAACGATAAGAATAGTCTTCTTGCTCGTTTTGAAAGTGTTTATCGTTTGCCTTGGGGTTTTAATACAAGCCTAAGTAAAGCTTTAGAACTAATTCTTAGCGTTGCTGTTGAGAATGAAGTATCGCCCGATGATATGCCTGATGCATTATTGATTCTATCCGATATGCAATTCGATGCGGCTGGTAAATATACTGCATATACAATGATCGAGGAAAAGTACAATGCATCGGGTTACAAGATGCCTGTGATCATTTGGTGGAATATTATGGGTTCAGGAAATCATATTCCAGTTGAGTTCAATCGAAACGGGAGTGCAGGGATTTCAGGTTATAGCCCAGCAATTATGAAGTCGGTGTTTTCTGGTGATCTTAAGAACATCACGCCATATACTTTGATGTACGACGCAGTATCGTCTGACAGATATCGTTGGACGAACTAAGCCCAGGGTGCAGGGCACGGACGACCATTACAAGGTTGTCTTGCCAGGTTCGAGTCCTGGACTGGGTACCATTCAGAAACTGGGACAGCTGAAGTCAGGATACGTTGGAGATAATTTTTTCGGGAATTACATAAAATCGATTAATGAATTAGAATACATGGTCAGCCGAAAGTGATCACGCAAAATCGAATAGCCTATTTTGTGTGTAGTAAAGCCTGATAGTTTCTGATTATATAGAGACCTTCGGTTGGGTCTTGATGATACAACATGACGGGGACGTGTCCGTAACACGTACTAGGGGTGAAGAGCAAATGGCTGCGCCGCGATGCTTTGAACTTCGCGAAGTTGGTTCGATTCCAACCACCCCTTCATATTTATAAATAGTGATAGATGAAATATTTCGGGTCACTACGTATAGTTTCAAATGCGTTACAAATGTAGGTTCACTTTTTCGGTATCATAAGTTGGTTTGATCTGAATGTTTTGAGAGAGATATAAATATAAATAGAATCGTATGCAGATCATACCATGGACACGCGAGGAAAATCTAGACGTGTTAAAGGCGAGGCACGTATTCGAGTTTCATGAAAGCGATGATATACTATCATCCTGCGCTAATAATGACACGAATTGAGTTTGTTCCTGTCGTCTACGCTGGCTAGGATACCATCCTCTCAAGATGGAGAAGGGAGATCAACACTCCCCAGGAACGCCACTATAACAAAAAAGGATTGCACATGGATTTTATTGTTTCTTTTTCGATTCCGCTGATTGTTATTGTATTGCTTTTAGCAATTGGTCGTCTAACAGTTTTTCCAAAATTCAAATGGAAAGTGTATGGCAAGAATTCATCCTTTACTGGTGTGAATACTTTATTCTACGCAAATGCAGATCCATTTAAATTATATCCACTTTCAATCGCGGCACAAGAAATCGCTGAGTCACATTATAAGTGGAATCCGATTCATCTATTTAAACGATTAAGCTCCGATAAAGGCAAAAGAAACACGGAAGCATTTGGTCGCACTGTTGAAATTGAAGCATTGATCAGCATTTATCGCGAAAGTAGATCACGAGATCAATTGTATTCGACGTATGCTATATTTTTAAATAGAACATATCCAGCGTTTAAGAAAACAAGTGTTTCAGATATTGTTGAACTTCTTCGTAAGACCACCCCGGCCGCTAAGAAATGGTGGGAGAAGAATAACAAATATATACTGTCACTTGAAAAAAGTAGATTGCAATTAATTGAGAAACATACTGCGAAATAGTCAAACGTCGCGATATTTGACTGTCACCGAAGCTAGTAGTTCTGGTTTAAATCTAGATTCCTCAACTATAACGAAATACGGTCACTTCGGTGACCGTATATGTCTCTAGATGTAGATATTCCATGGCTATTCGATCTGAACCCACTAGACTCCCTCTAGATGTCTCATTGTAACTTATTGATTTTGTTGGGAATTTTTAATATCGGTTCTAAGTAGTTGATTTTGTTCGGAAAATTATTTTTGCATTTTCATCATAAAACCATTGACAGATATGTCCGGATGTGGTAGAATATTATCAACAAATGGGAAAACTCATATAATGACTGAGGTGTTAAAATGATTCCTATTCTTGATGAAGCGAATGGTGACGTTAAAAACTACGTGAATAAAAATTTCACTGTATGTAATGCATCCCGTTGTGGTTTGAATTATCGAGCTGGTCGTATTTACGTAAATGTAGTAGGCGGTGTAATCGCTGTGCATAAGAACAATGATCATGATCTTCAATACTACGGCGGTTTTAAGTGTGGCAATAACGATCTGGAACATCGTCATGAACTTGGGGATTTCGTTTTTTACATCTCTGGCGAGCAAGTTACTAATGCGATTGACTGTTTCATAGAATCAGAATTTGTGAGAATGACGAATCTGTTTTGATTAATATGCGAAGCGAAGATTGATCGCAACAATGTTCATGTTGAAAAGATTCTTTATGAAGAGGTGTTTTGAATGAGTCGTTCATATCGTAAGATTCCAATTGTAGGTAATACCTACGCGAAATCCGAGAAATCATTTAAGAAGCAATGTTCTCGCGCTCGTCGTCGTATCGAATCAAACATTCTATCACAGCTACCGGATGAAACACCAGACATCAATAATGTTACTATTGGTCGTATTGGACCGAAAGACGGTAAGCAGATGATCGATCCTTCGAATGAAAAATATGAAGTATATTTTCGCAAATAGTGAGCATAATGATGTGCACGGACAATCACATAAAACGATACGAAATTGATGCAGAAACGAATGATCAGCAGCAATATATGTCATGTATAATTGACAGATATGTCCGGATGTAGTAGAATAGTATCAACAAATGGAAAAACACACAAAACTAGTCACGAAAACTAGAATCGGAGTAGTTAAATGAGTAAGACTGTTGTCGTCGGCGATATTCATGGTAAGTTACATGTTGTTGAAGCTATTCTCGAGATGAATTTGCCAACCGTGTTCGTCGGCGACATTTTGGACGCATATGATCAGACTGTATCCAAACAGATTCGGTGTCTAGAGTTGATCATCACTGCCGTTCAAGATCGTGGGAATGTTTATTGTACGATGGGCAATCATGATCTTCAGTATCTTGATTCAAGCATGCGTTGTTCTGGGTTTAGCACTAAAACGAAATATGCATTGATGCGGGATTTTCGTGGAAAGACGTTGTCTCGTCAAATGCGTGACACGTTTCTTCCATATGTATATATGGAAGGATTTCTTATCTCGCATGCCGGTGTATCAAATCGGCTATTAAGATATCATAATATCACAATCGACGAATATCTAAACGATGGTAAATTCAATGATATCGGTTATGCGCGTGGTGGTCAATCGCCAGTAGGTGGTTTGCATTGGTGCGACTGGAATGACGAATTTGAATATGTATCAGGTGTACCGCAAATCGTTGGCCATACACGTGCATCACGCCGTGAGGATGATATCCGATGCAAGGGTAATTCATATTGTATAGATGCACTTGATCTCGGTTCACGTGACGAGTACTACACTGTCGGTGAAATTAACAATAGCAGTTTTACAAAGCGTCAGGTTTATATTTAACACGGCGCGTAAGTAACTATGCATTATTCAACCTTATAGCAATATGAAAAAGAAGGAAGATAAATTGTTTACCGCTTCCGTGATTATGAATAATGTATGGGTATCGACTCTACACCGAAGAACGGTATTCATGAGGTAATAGGTAAAAGTTCGTTCTTGCTAACGAAACACTCGGTGAAGGATTTAAATAACAATCACATAGTGAATATGCATATGCAAATTGGATATTTTCATGGGTTTGGTTCGAAATTCGACCCGAACAATAGTAAGGTTAAGCTACTATCACAGTTAGATCGATGTCATAAAGTTCTCGGTGTTGATCTCGATTATACTCTCGGGGCCGAATATGTAACTGAAAAAGCATTTCAGTTTATTGATGAGAATCGGATCGATCTTCTTGTTGGTACTTCAATGGGTGGATGGCTTGCAGCTAAGGTTGGGCATGAACTAGGAATCCCATGGGTTGCATGTAATCCATCAATTAATCCATCAGAAACATTAGTTCGTTACATAGGGCATAATGTTGATTTCACCGGTAAAGGGTATACACTCGAACGTAGTGTTATACGTAGCTATGATGATATGGTCTTTGATGGCTGTGGTTTGATTCTACTTGATATGGGTGATGAATTACTTGATGCCACTAAGACAGCCCTGGATGGAGACGGCCGCGTTGAAGTTGTAATGTTTAATGGTGGGAGTCATCGATTTGAACACATGGCAGAATCGCTATGCGCGATCGATTTTCATTATGATAAGTGTATAATGAATTATGATATAACGTAGCATTATGGATGTCAGTTGATTTTCTCTTTATTCGTATAAATAAATAAACAAAAGAATCTGGGATTGTTATATGATAGGTTTTAAAGAGTTCATATCTGAGAAATTTGTAAATGCTATTGACGGTAAGCCAAATGCTTTGTCGCTGAAGCTGTTGTATGTAGATGCTGTATGGGATATCTTACAGCGATCATACAAACCGATTGGTGGTATTAAGAGTTCTGGCTTCGGTTCACCTGAAGAAATGATAAAGACGATTCCTTTTTGGAAGATTGCGAAGTCAGGCGGTAGAGTTGTTGCGGTTATGTTGTATAAAGATCGTAACGGACGAAAGATGACCGCAGCGGGAACAGATGGTAGCGAACAGGGTAAAGCTGCATACGTTGATATTGCGAAAAACGAGTTCAAACGATCATTCGGTGAAAAGAGTAAAGCATCTCTTGGGTCTGTTATGAAAACGTTTTCATGGCACATGATTGAACCGTTTCTAATCACTCCAGACGAAGTTAAGAAAATCACGGGTGACGAGATAATTGCAATCACGAAAGTAAAACCGAATGAATGGCCTGATGATGCTAAGATCACATTATCAAAATACCCAGAATTAAAACCGTATGGGTATTTGCGTGGCATTAATGGTAATATGCTTTTTAAAGTGATGGTCGGTACGCCTGGAAAAACCATTAAACCATATTGACATTAAATGTGTAACCGTTTATTATAAATCGTCACTGTAATGGATATTAACATGAATACTGCTTTTGATTTTGATAAAATTCGACTTGAGATCGAGTCGTCACCGCAAAATTCAACAATTTATGTTGGTGCAGATTCGCAGGTGCATTCTTCAAAGAAGACTAAGGAAAAGATTGTTACATATGTAACTGTTATTATTCTTCATTATGGTTCATCGCGTGGCGCTAAAATCTTTCGTTCATACACCAAGAAGCCATACTACGATCAGATTCGTATGCGTCTAATGGACGAAGTACGACTTGCAATTGATGCAGGCCTATCAATTATTAGTTCGATTGGTGATCGCGGTTTTGAAATTCACCTTGACATCAATCGTAACATGCAGTATAAGTCATCGGTTATCATTCACGAAGCAACGGGCTATGTACTAGGTACACTTGGTATTCAGCCTAAGCTAAAGCCAGATTCATTTGCTGCTTCATGTGTAGCAGATCGATTCTGTCACGGACGATAAAAATCATTCGATGAAGTGGAGCGAAAACATTGCGGACGCGGGTTCGACTCCCGCCTGCTCCACCATGAGAATATTGGTTGATTATCGTGTCCACGAGATAATCGTAATTTGAGTGACACCAATCCAGTATTTTCATGATGGGGCAGTATTGGAATTCGACGTTGTGTAAGTAGTAAACCATGGAGAATCGTCAAGCACTGACGTTAAAGAGAGCAAATTAAATAGTCGCAGTAAATGACGACAACTTCGAGTATGCGCTAGCCGCGTAATCTCGGCGGGGTTTTGGCGGTTTTTCCTTGGTATACAAAGAACCGCCAATCATTTAAGGAGAATGAATACGTTCAGAATTTCACTGATTGTTATTATTCTCGTTATGTATGTTAGTTTCGCGTGTATGAATTTCAAGCAAATTGAACACTGTATAATTGATTACTCATATAATGCAGATCATGTAATGCGCGATCTTAACACAACATGTTACGGGCGAGATATAAGCGATCGCGAATATCAATATTCGCCTAAGTATTGGGTTTGTATAGAAGATGATGAAATTTATTATTTCTTCGATCCCAGTGGTGTGAAGATTCCTTTAAATGAATTTGATGATTAAAACTATCGAAGGATTCAACTATTATTAACATAATGTAGGACGTTTAATATGGGAAAAGGAAGTAAACCTAGACCGTTTTCAGTTTCGCTTGATGAATTTGATGCGAACTGGGATATGATCTTTGCCTTGAATAGAAAAGCGCAATCGCACCAAGACGATATTCCTCCCCGTGAAATTCGTTTTTATAAAGATAGCATGAACAAAGAGTACGAAACCATTTTCGATAGTGAAGTTAACAATCACGATAAACTAAATGATGATATAGTATAAATATTCATGATTAGAAATAACTGCGGTTAATATCGTTAGTACGCGATTACGTAAGATATAATAATCAGTGTGATTTTACATTAATATGCGAAGATAACTTAATTAAATCTGGCTTTGAAGGAAATTCCGTGATGATTGCTTTTGAATAATGATGGCGATTTTCGTGGAGATATCATACAAAAGGTACGTATTGCTCGCATAAGTCCCAGTGATCACATAATAATGAATGTCGCTTATGAACGTGATATTTACATCGATGACATATCAAAAGTTAATATCATAAGCACATATAAGTAATCATATTGTTGAATTTTCTTCGTGCTATACGGAGAAAACAAATGGAAACGAAAAATGATTTTAGCGGGAATAGTGAAACTAAGAACGTTGAAATTGACCTCAATCGGTTTATATCTATTCTCGATGAAAACCGTCGGTTAAGCGAAGCAAACATAAAGCATAGGGTTAATCGTCTCTATCAGTTTTATGATCATTTACTTCACATCTCACAGGTGATTGATGAATATCGCATCTTCCCGCGTATATTCATTTCTGTCTATCTATATCTTCTATATGAATCATCAATTTGGTATATGACGTTGGCTGAACCGTCTACGACACAGGCGGGTTATATTTCAACAGTTATTGGGGCCGGCGCCGCCTGGTTCGGTTTGTATGCTGCGACTCGAGGAGACGGTAACCGTAAGAAACCAGAACGAGGCTAGATGCGGCTTTGCAGCTCCTACAATGGAAACCATCTACGAATTCGGAAACCGCATCTAGCCTCATCTAGATGTCCTCGCGTAACCTATTGATTTCATTACATATTTTATCGTTCGCACGTAACCTATTGATTTTGTTACAATAAATTAATTTCGCAGTTTCCATCACAAAACTATTGACAAAGCCGTTCTAGTGTGGTATAATAGTTTCAACAAATGGTAAAACACACGTGAAATTTCAATGATTCACATTCGTCAGAATATCAAACGTGTCACGCCCGACAAAGTACGAGTCGGGGATGTGATTGCATTTGGTTTGTCGGGTGTAAATCATAATTGTGTGATCGAGAAGATCACAAATAATGGTCGCGGCTATCAGTTTTATTGGAATAATCTGACTGCTTGCGAATTCTATCATAACGAATCATTTGTGTGGATTGGGATTGGGATTGTTAATGAAAACCAAATTGAAGCCCCAAAAGACTACAGTCACTAAGCTAACTATGCCAGAGAAGTTTGTGTATGATTTCTCCGACTGGCGTAATATGTCTGGTGCCGAATTTCATTCGCTGAAATTTGAAGCGATCAATTTCTATCGTCAGCATGTAAAGGCGGCGAATCTGTTTCTTGAAGCGTGGAAATGGATGAAAAAGAACGGATACAGCAAAAACGACATCGAGTTGTGCAAGAATGGAATCGGTTATGGCGGATTCGATTCAACCGCTGCAATTCTGTGCAAGCTTCTGAATACTGGTTGTCCGGATTTCAATGTCAATGAGAACGTGTATTGGATGTCAAACCCGGATCGAACTAAGGAAATCTATCCTCTTAGTGAATATGTTCGAGCACGAGTGAACGACGGTATTGCTCTAGCAAAAAAACGCGTTGTGACGTCATCAACTGATTCGGTGACGCGCCGCACGGTCTCTGTTCAAGATCGAATGATTGAACAGATTTCACCGTTGCTTGACGATCTCGAAGGTTTTATTGATGATTGGCGACGTGATATCGTCCAGATTAAGGACCTCGGCGCGTACGGTCGATTTGCGTCGTTTGATGTCAAGTTGTCATCCGCGCACGCTAAGCTGATTCGTAATCACTTTATGCGAATGTACGAAGAAGCACTCGAGCTCTCGAAACGCAATGCTGCACCCGATTTGATTGAATCGTATGGGCATTTCAGTGCAAAGCAGCGGCGCGATTTCGTTAAGATTTACGCTGAAATCCTTTCAGCGTGTGATCTTGTTGCAGACGAAAAGAAGCAGCGGAAACCTCGCAGGAAGAAAGTTGTTCCAGTCGATAAGATTGTCGCTCGAGTGAAATATTGCCCAAAGGATGTCGATCTCGGTTTGGTTTCAATTCAACCGCAGGCAGTAGTTGGAAAAACGACCGTCTGGGTATACAATCGAAAATATCGAGTTCTGACGAAGTACGTTGCTTCTGAAGATGAAGTGCTTACTTTCAAGGGTACCACGATCCAGAACTACGATGAATCGCAGTCCGATTCGAAAAAGCTTCGGAAGCCAAATGAGATGCTTAAAGAATGGAATGCACTCACAAAAGTTAAGCGTAACAAATACCTTAGTTCAATCCGAACTAAGACTATGAAAATCACTGGTCGAGTGAATGGCGATACCCTTCTCTTGAAGGCAGAATAACTAAGAGAAAGGCGAGGTTCGATTCAATGGGACGACTGATTTATGAAAATTCGAATGATAGTTAAATGATATGCACTCTTCTCATTATTCATACGCGCAAAATCCTAAGTCTCTTAATGCTGCTGCTGAGTGGATTGTTGATAATCTAGTTTCTAAGTTCGCGGGTTATCATTACATCATTGGTTATAGTGGCATGTCGGGTATTTCGATTGCGACTATGGTTTCTCTGCACCTCTCAAATCGTGATCTTGATTTTAGCATGTTCTATGTTAGAAAGGCAGGTGAAACACTGCATGGCTGTCCTAGAGAATATAACAAACGGATAATTGAAGTAATTAATAATCCTGAAGTTCAATATGTCTGCACTTTCGTTGACGATTTTATTTCAACTGGTAAAACCATGGATTCTGTGAAGACTGCTTTCATTGACGAATTTGATCATATTAGTGATATCATTTTTACGAATGCACTAACTGGCCCTGGGAACGAATTTAAAATTTTTACACGTGATAGTGTGCACGATGGGACAGGTAATTGTTTTAATCCTAACATTCACGAAGTACCAGCAAAATCTACCTTTCGCACTATCTTAGATAATGCCGAAGCTCAATTCCGTGAGGTGTTTAATCTATGAAAATCGATTCAAGATTTCATGATTTTTATGACAATGCAATTGCATTTGGTGTAGATAAAAAGATTCGTTATCATCGCGAAGTTCGCGGCCCATATTTTTATAGGGGCTCGCGGTATAGTGATCTAAATCGAAACGATAAAAATTACACTATTCCGATTCCAATGAACGATTTCGAATCAATTACAAGAGCGTACCGCCGATATCTTTATGGCGATGACATTGATCGAATTCTATATAAACGGAAACATTCATTTCAGTATGTGATTCGTAATTTGCTATTCATCGGTCAGCGTGTATTCTTCTGGTATATATCTACTCCCAACTACGCACATTGCACCAATTTCAAAAATCATAATAGACCAGTTGATGTATATACAACACCCGGCGAAAATACTGAGATAACGGATCGTGTAAATTATGATAATTTCGATGTGCATATGTTATTCGATTCGCCACTAGTATTGTTTCAAGATATTAACTATAGACGATCACATATTACCAGCGATCGTGGTAATTGGCGTGAATATCGGCGCGTAATCATGAATCCAATTTTAAGCGCAATCGGGTTTCAGCGACTAATGGATCCATTTGAGACTCGCCAGTTGATCGAGAATACTGTCATATCGTTAAACTGTACTGAAGTGTCGAGCGACAATATCCCGAATGATTGTAAGATAACGAGCCATGGCTTTGATACGAAGCAATCGTTTCGTCATCGTAAGTAAGTTAACACGGCGGTATATCATAGGGGAGATATATCTCCCTTTCTTTATATCGATTCTAAACGTCTCATTAATCTTTCAGCACGATTCGTTACTTGACGATACCATCGAGAGTCACGGCCATGGATCGCAGCCTCTTTCCAATTATGCTGATTCAATGCGGCGTTCATATTTACGAATAAACGCATTTTAGGTTTGCCTAAATTAAATATCATATTGATTAGAACATGCTTTGCAACTCTCGGCCATGTTTCAAAATCTTTATATAATGCGAAGGCCGACATAATTGCAATATTTAGATCAGTTTCAAATACCGAATGTACACGATCAGTTAAAATTCTAGTACCCACACTCATATTCCACTCTGGGTCGTTCTTCGTGACTAAGTGTCCAATGCCAAATGTCTTATTGTCAAGATGATCGTTGTATAAGTAATACACAACACCCTCATCATGAATAATTTCTTCTTTCAATTGCTCTCTATCGATTGACATACTTCGCTCCGTTTGATATAATAAACTGTTAATACTAAAAGGTACTTTTGCAATATGAGATCTGATTTTTACACGAATGTTTTTCAATACGGTAATCATGTATTTCTCCGCGGTGTCGATAGTAATGGTAATCGTATTCAGCGCAAGATAAAGTATCAACCATATTTATTTATCGAGAAAGAATGCGATGAGGGTTGGCGAACGCTTAACGGTGTAAACGTTTCGCAGAAACATTTCGATATGATATCTGACGCAAAGGCATACATCAAATCGTATAAAGATGTGTTAACACTGTATGGGTCAGATCGTTGGGATTATGTATATCTACATGATGAATTTCGCGGCTGTAAACCGGATACCGATAAAATCAACGTCGTGTTTATCGACATCGAAACGGAGTCCGACACTGGATTTCCTAATGTCGATCTAGCTGATAAAGGTATCTTATCGATTACAATGAAGAAGGGTGATTTATGTATTGCATTTGGTCTTAAAGAACTCGAGAAAGAAATTCCTAATGTATATTATGTACAGTGCAAAGACGAGCGCGACCTATTACAAAAGTTTCTTAACACTTGGATTAGCTTCGATGTTGATGTTGTAACTGGTTGGAACACTGAATGGTTCGATATACCGTACATTATTAATCGTATGCGTCGTGTTCTTAGTGAAGAGCAGACGAAGACATTATCACCATGGAATATTATTCGTGAATACACTGTCACGACAATGGGTCGCGAACAGAAGTCATACGAAATACGCGGTGTAGTTAATCTTGACTATCTCGCGATCTATAAAAAGTTTCAACTCAAACCACGGGAATCGTATCGCTTAGGTGATATCGGCGAGGTTGAGTTGAATCAGTCGAAAGTTGACTACAGTGATTACAGTTCGCTGTCTGGATTATATCAAGATGATTTTAGGCTCTTCATCGAATACAATGTCGGTGACGTTTTACTTGTTGAGGAACTTGATAAGAAACTTGGATACTTAAATCAGATATTTACACTTGCATACAATAGCGGTGTTAACTATGGTGATGCACTAACAACGCTAACGATCTGGGATACGACAATTCACAACGATCTTCACGACAAGCGTATCGTCGTTCCATTTCGTCGTTATAATAATTCATCGGATATTATTGAAGGCGGTTATGTAAAAGCGCCGATCACTGGTATGAGTCATTATGTAATTGGGTTTGACCTCGATTCACTATACCCGCATCTCATTCAACAGTACAATATCTCGCCTGAAACTAGTGTATGCTGCGACGATAATCTATTTGAAATATCACACTCAAATCTCGAGGACTTGATACATAAGCGAGTTGACACATCAGTTCTAAAAAGAAAGAATGTATGCATGGCAGCAAACGGCCAATTTTATCGAAAAGACGTTCGTGGATTCTTGCCTGTATTAATGGAGAAGATGTATAAGGATCGTAAAGAATTCAAGAACCGAATGCTCGAGCTCAAGAAACAATATGAAGAGACGAAGGACGAGAAGCTTAATCCCGAAATAACTCGCTGTAATAATATGCAAGGTGCTCTCAAAGTACTACTCAATTCTGCATATGGCGCAATTGCAAATCAATACTTTCGTTATTATCGCAGAGATAATGCTGAAGCGATTACAGTGTCGGGACAGCTATCGATTCGTTGGATTGAACGTAAAATGAATGAGTATCTTAATAATGTACTAAAGACGAACGATATTGATTATGTCGTTGCATCAGACACCGACTCGATTTATGTATGTTTTCATGAGTTGGTAAAACGAGTATATCCCGATAAAAATACTGATGTGCATACGATCGTCGACTTTCTTGATAATGTAGTGAAGGAGAAGGTACTCGACTATATCAAAAAATCATACTATGAACTATATGAATATATGAATGCGTTCGACCAAAAGATGAATATGAAACGTGAAATTATCAGTGACAAAGCAATTTGGACTGCCAAGAAACGTTACATTATGAACGTATATGATGAAGAAGGAGTTCGTTATCACGAACCAAAGCTTAAGCTAATGGGTAGTGAAGCAATTCGTAGTTCAACACCAACCGCATGTCGCAAACGAATCAGGGAAACGATTAGGCTTATTATGAACAGTGATGAACCAACTGTTCAAGAATATATTTCAAAGTTTAGGTCAGAGTTCAAGACATTACCAATCGAGCAGATTGCTTTTCCTCGTGGTGTAAATTTCATGACTACGAAAACAACTAGTACTGGTAAGACTGTCAGAGTTTCATGGAAAGATAAGAATACGTTATACAAGAAAGGCACGCCGATTCAGGTGAAAGCTGCTCTAATATATAATCAGATGCTAAAGAAACATGGCTTAGAAAATCGATATGAAACGATTCATACGGGTGAAAAGATCAAGTTCGTTTATCTCAAAAAACCAAACCCAACTATGGATTCGGTGTTTGGTTTTGCACAAACATTACCAGACGAGTTCAATATTAAGAGTTACATTGATTATGATCTACAGTTCACGAAAAGTTTCATTGATCCAATCACCGTTATTCTAAACGCGATCGGTTGGCATCATGAAAAACGCGCGACACTCGAGGATTTCTTTTTACAAAATTGACATTCCATCTATCACTGATATACAATAAACAATAGGAACATAACTAGGAGACACAACATATGAGTTCGAAGTTACTCGATAAACTAAAGAAGAATTCAACTTCAAAGCTTTCATCGGTTCTTGATGAATCGATTCTTTACTCGGAAGTAAAGCACGTTGCAACAGATATACCTGTCTTTAATATTGCGCTATCAGGGAGTCTTGATGGTGGCTTGACTTCAGGATTAACAATGTTTGCTGGACCATCTAGACACTTTAAGACTGCATTCAGTCTTTTATGCGCAAAAGCATATCTTGATAAACACAAGGACGCTGTTCTATTATTCTACGATTCTGAGTTTGGTTCGCCGCAGGCGTACTTTCGTTCATTTGGTATCGACCCAGGACGTGTATATCATACGCCAATCGTCGACATTGAAGGATTGAAGTTTGATATCATGGCACAACTACAGAATATTAACCGCGGCGATCATGTCATTATCGTAATCGATTCAATCGGCAATGTCGCATCAAAGAAAGAAGTCGACGACGCGATCGACCAAAAGTCTGTTGCTGATATGACACGTGCAAAACAGCTTAAATCGTTGTTCCGTATGGTCACTCCGCATCTAACACTGAAAGACATTCCGATGATCGCGGTTAATCATACGTATAAAGAACAGGGATTGTATCCTAAGGATGTCGTCTCTGGTGGTACTGGTAGTTATTACTCAAGTTCAAATATCTTTGTCATTGGACGTCGGCAAGAAAAGACTGGCACTGAAGTAACAGGATACGACTTCATTATTCGTATCGAGAAATCTCGATATACACGTGAAGGCGCAAAGATTCCTGTCACCGTTACATTTAGCGGTGGTATTAATAAGTGGTCAGGTCTACTTGAAATTGCGATGGAAGGTGGTTTTGTAATCAAGCCATCTAACGGTTGGTATTCGCGAATAGATCGTGAAACAGCTGAAGTTGAAAATAAAAAGTATCGTGAAAAAGATACATATAACGATGAGTTCTGGAATCCAATTCTCAACTCATATAAGTTCCGTGAATATGTAAGAAAACGGTATTCTATTTGTGACGATCTGATTATGCGGGAAACTGATGATGTGAGTATTACTACTGCGGTGGATAACGATGAGTGATATTGACATCGAGGGCTTGATATTTTCGCATATCATATATGACGAGGAGTACGCACGCGCAGTACTCCCGCATATGAAGATCGATTATTTTACGAATCGTTGTAATCGCCGCCTATATCAGATCATTAATGAATTCTTTGATAAGTTCAATAAATGCCCAAGTGCTGAAATTGTACGAATGGAGATAAACGATTTAGATTTACTCGAGAACGATTATAAAGAACTATGTGCACTATCTGATTCATTAATGAATAAACCGCCAGAGATCAATAAGAATTATCTTTTAGAGAAGACTGAAAAATTCTGTCAAGATCGTTCGATCTATAATGCGATCATGCAGTCGATTCAAATTCTTGATGGCGAAGCTGGTGTTGGAAAGGGAGCAATTCCACAGCTACTATCCGAGGCACTGAGTGTTGCCTTTGATAATCGTATTGGGCATGATTATTTCGAAGATAGTGAAAATCGTTATGAAGAGTATCATCGTAAACTATCCAGGATACCATTTCATCTAAGCATTCTTAACAAGATCACGAATGGTGGTATTCTTCGTAAGACACTTAATATGTTATTGGGTGTTACTGGTGCTGGTAAGACTCATGTTATGTGTGACTTCGCGGCAGGTCATCTGACCGCTGGACTTAATGTATTATACATAACACTTGAGATGGCTGAAGAGCGCATCGCCGAGCGCATCGACGCAAATCTAATGAATGTCACGATGAATGAATTGCGAACCGTACCAAAAGATTCGTATATTCGTAAGATCGATCGCATTATGTCTAAGACCCGTGGAAAACTTATCATTAAGGAATTTCCAACAGCTACTGTTGGTGCTGGGCATTTTCGTCATCTGTTAAATGAACTGAAAACGAAGAAGAACTTTATACCGGATGTAATCTATATTGACTACATTAATCTTTGTTCTTCTTCACGCATGAAGATGGGCGCAAATATTAACACTTATAGTTACATCAAAGCGATCGCAGAAGAGATTCGTGGTTTAGCAGTTGAGTTCAATGTTGCCATTTGGAGCGCAACGCAAGCAAATCGTGATGGGTATAAGAACACTGATATCGATTTAACGAATACATCCGAGAGCATTGGGCTACCGCAGACCGTTGATTTCATGTTAGGTATGGTTGTAACTGATGAGCTTGAAGATATGAAACGTATGATGATTAAGCAGTTAAAGAATCGATATAACGATCCATCATATTATCGTCGATTCACAATCGGATCAGATCGTTCAAGAATGAAGCTATTTGATGTTGAACAGCAAGAGCAAGATAATAGCCCATCGCCTGTAGACCCAGCTGTTGCGAATGCATTCAAATCAAATAAACCCCGAATTGATTTTAACGACTGGAAATAATAATGAGCGAAATTAAAAAATACAAATTCAATGAAGACAAGTGGATTTCCGTTATTCGTGATTATATCGATAAGACATATAAGAATCCTCGCTATTATAAGAATAGCATACAGGCAACTGAATTCGTCAATGACTATGATCATATGATCGGCTTTACACTAGGCAACATTATAAAGTATGCACAGCATTATTATGCACAGCGTTATAATGAGAAAGGAACTAAACGAGATCATCAGAATGATATCTTTAAGATAATTCACTATGCAATATTATTGCTAGAACTAGAAGATAATGCTCATGGTTCTGATGAAAGTCAAGTAGATGATGATGAACTTGTTAATGATATACCCAAAGATATCAGATATCATCGTCAAACCGGACTTGATGCGTATGAAAATGATAATATAAAATGAAAATCGTGATCATATCGACTATTTTATGTTTTTTACTTGCATGTGCACTTGTCGCAGCAATTAACTATTTCTTTGGCCAACGTTAGGAGATTATTATGAAAAGAAATAAGAAGATTCTAATCACTGGCGGCTGCGGTTTTGTCGGTTCAAATTTAATACCTCTATTGATAGAGAATTCGTATGATGTTGTAATAGTCGACAATCTATCGCAATCAGTATATGATAAAAATCTACATGGTAATGCCAAATTTCATTTAGCGGATATTCGTGACGCGAATATCATGAATAAGATTTTTATGAATGAGAAACCTGACGTCGTGTTTCACCTCGCTGGTTTGGTTTCGATTTATGATTGTCATAACGATACATTATCGGCTGCACACAACAATATCATTGGCTCCATTAATGTGTTCAACGCTGCGCTCGCATGTGGTTGCGATCGTGTTATCTTCTCAGAAACGTCAGCAGTATATGAAAATGTTGATCTGCCCGATGGCGGCTATACAGAAGACACATCGGACCCAACAACATTTTATGCAACGACAAAAGCTGCTGTAGCATTAATCGCAGATAGCTATGCGAGAACGCGTGGTTTGAAATATACTGCGCTTCGTTATTTTAATATCGCAGGCCCAGTACAAGATTATAAGAGAACCGTTCCACCATTATTTGCTGGTGTTGCATTACGTTTACTTGGTGGTCGCAATCCAATTATATTCGGCGACGGCAATCGAAGTCGCGACTTTATTCATGTTGATGACGTGAATGCGTTTCATTTACTTTGTCTTAATGATGATCGAACTATCGGTCAGACATTTAACTTAGGATCGGGTATGTCATATTCGTTATTTCGCATTTCAGAATTCATCTTTGAATATTTACGTGTAAATAATGATCTCGAATTGCCGCTGCTTGAGTATGACTTTTATCCAGAGATCAACGGCGAAGCGCATACAATATACGCAAACATTGATAAAGCGAAGTCTCTTGGATGGAAACCAATGAAAACCATGTTCGACGCAATCGTTGATACGATCAAATATCTAGAGAAAGAGATCGAATTAAATAATGTAAAGCCGTCTGAATTTATGGTCAACCTAAACACAGACACGATTAAAATCTGACCATATAGTCTAGAAGCGGTCTAGACACGGTTTTATCGAATATTGTTGGTTCTATATTCGATAAATTGAAAACCGTGTCTAGACCGCTTCTAGATGTCATCGCGTAACTTGTTGTTTTATTGACATTTCTGTAACCTATTGATTTTATTGATAAATTATTTTCACAAATTTATCATAAAACTATTGACAAAGCCGTCCGGATGTGGTAGAATAGTATCAACAAATCGGAAAACATGCGAAACTGAAATGAATAAGATTTTTAATGTACCAATTTCACCTGAAATGCAGCACATTCGAATCGTGAATGCTATCTTCAATTTTGGAATGTATGAGGTTGATGATTCATCAAAGCCTAAAGTAGATCCATCTATCACGACAATTATCGTTTTGGTTTTTGATGAATTAGAACCACGCATACATACAGCTAAAAATCAATATAAGCTCATGTGGGGAACAATCAAGCACCAGCCAATTTTCGACGAAAATTCTTATGATGCGTCGAGGCTTGCTTTTGTTCAGCAAGTCGCTTTACACGGTGCTCGTTTGCCAATCGAAGCAGCCAGTGCTCTCTTTGGTTATCTTCCGATTAATCCGTTTACGATGGAGAACGAACACTAAATCATCGAGATTTAGGGCGGTAGTGAAACGAAAGGTGATTATGTAACTTGGATGCTATGATATGAGTATAAGTGAAATCGTCGTTCTACGAGAGATCACCGCGTGGGATGGTAATACACCAAATCATACGTATCATATTGCGAAGAAATCAGGAAAGTTGATCGCATATGAAAATGTTCGAACTGGCGAATTTATTCGTCTCAAGAAGTCGCTATCCTTTTCGCGAACTAGACGTAAATTCAAACAAATCCGTACATATCAATTGGACCGGTAGACTGTGGGTTCGAGGCCCACTATTAATGTGGAGTAAAACATGATTAATGCAATTCAAAATGATCGTGTAATTTGGATCGCAGATTCAATTGATCATGCAGTTCGAAAACTCGAACTGCGTGGACACACATTATCACAGGCTTCATGGGCACTTCGCCATCTCGGCGAACATGCACATAACAACGTGCTTTTAACAAAATCAAACATATCTGATAAAATATATCAAATATGAACATATTCATTCTTGACGAAAATCCAACAATCGCAGCACGTATGCAATGCGATCGTCATGTTGTTAAGATGATTATTGAAAGCGCGCAGATGTTATCGACGGCCCATCGCGTAATTGCCGGTACAGTTGAGAAACGTAAATCGAAGTCAGGACGATCAATGATTCGTTATTATCGACATCCCGATGATAAACTTGAATCTGTTTTATATAAAGGTGTCCATTATAATCATCCGTGCACACAATGGACGCATGAGACCGATTCGAATTATATGTGGCACTACGATCACTTTATTGCGTTATGTAATGAATATACATATCGTTATAATCGGCGGCATGCAACAGATAGCCGCCTTCGTGACACATTAAAGCGACCACCAAAGAACATACCTATCGGAATTCTTACACCATTTCGTCTCGCAATGAACGCAAATCCAGAGTGCATCAATGAATCCGATCCAGTCGGGTCGTATCGAAAATTTTATCAGACCAAACAGACTCGGTTCGATATGAGATGGACTAATCGCAATGTACCATGCTGGTTTATAAGAAATGAGTAACTATATGTAATATTGAATTGCAACTTGAATATTGAATTGCAACTATAGGTGGCCGTGTGCCACCTTTCTTTTCATATAAATATGAAATAGTAAATTTACTTTGGAGATAATTAATATGTCAGCAGCGTCAGATCGTTATGAGAAGTTAATTGCGAGTACAATTGATTCTATTCCAGGATTAGCGGCCACACAAGGAACGGATGTCAAATATTCAGACGTTCTCATTAAGAAAGGAAATACGAAGACGTGGTTAGAGGTGAAAATGAATCATACTGATAATTTATCAAACCCGCGTATGTTTTATATGAATAGTGTTTGGCAGAGTACATATAAAACACCTGCGGCATATGAGGCGCTTAGAATACTAAATGCATCAGCTGACGCAGATAAATTTATTAAATCTATTTCCAAGTTTAGTGGAATACCATATAAGCATATTATAATAGGCACAACTAAGTCGCATCTAAAAATGGAAGGCGCAGTACCACTCGAAATAATGAAAAATTATTTCGCTCAACCTAATGTAAATCGTTACATTTTGAAGAATGACAATTATCCAATTGGAAAACTAGTAACAAAACACTACCTCGAAGGTAAAGCAGAACCTGCACACTATTTACAAGCAGGCGATGATTTTTATCGTATTGGTACAAACGACCCATTTAAACTTGGTATGTCTATTCCTGCGCTATCAGGAAACGGTGCATTCAAAATTCGCGTATCAACGCGTACGCATTTTTACGAAGTTCAGGCCGAGATCAAAATTGTATCAATGCCACATAGTAAATATTCGATTCATCCTGATAGCAAAAAAATCAACCCATTTTTAAAATGAGAATGTCACAATGTTAACATATAATCAGTTTTTAATTGAACAAAAGAACACTCACATGGAACATATCGAGGATTTGATATTCAATGAGGGTGTTAATGGTACACGTAAAGCGATATTCTTTTTACGCGATTTGCGTGATATGTTCGCTGGAAATTCGAGCACATCTATTAGAACTAGTCTAAAATATGATGGTGCACCTGCAATCTTCGCTGGATATGACCCGAGCGATGGTCAGTTCTTTGTTGCGAAGAAAGGTATTTTCAACAAGAACCCACAGATATATAAAACGAAGGCAGACATTGATGCGAATTTATCAGGTGACTTACGTGAAAAGTTTTTAGTATCGCTCGAAGAGTTTTCGAAGTTGAATATACCTAAAGGCGTCGTATATCAAGGTGATCTTATGTTTACGTCTAACGATATTAAATCGGAAACGATTCATGGCGAAAAATATATAACATTTCAACCAAACACGATTGTTTATACAATACCAATTAAAAGTCGTATCGCAAGTAAAATTAAGCGAGCGAAAGTTGGTGTAGTATGGCACACAGTATATCGTGGACGCGATTTCGAGTCAATGTCAGCGTCTTTCGGTGAAAACATTATACGTACGTTAAAGAATGTATCGAGTGTATGGATGGATGACGCAACAATCACCGACGTATCTGGTATTGCGACGTTCACGAAGGAAGAAACGAATCAATTAACACTCATATTAAGCCAAGCAGGAAAGATCTTTAACAAAATACCAGCCGATTTGTTGAATTCATTTTCCTCAAACGACGATCTCCTTATTCGAGTTAAAAAATTTATCAACGACCATGTTCGTGAAAATAAGATTATTCAACCTAGTGGTTCTGCGAAACGTCTCTTCGATTTCATTACTAATTATTATCAGAATGAAATCGACAAAAGAAAGACTCCAGCGTCGAAGGAACAGTGGACAAATAAACATAAAGAAGCTATTCGTATATTTCAAGTACACGGCCCGCAGGATTTTGAGCGTGTATTCTACTTAATGAATCTTCTATCTGAAGCGAAACTGTTTATCATTAAGAAGATATCGGATATTAATTCGCTCGGCACATTCCTAAGAACACGTAATGGATTTGAGGTTACACAACAAGAAGGTTTAGTTGTAATCGATCATATTGGTAGAGCCGTGAAGCTCGTTGATCGATTGGAATTCTCGCGCGCTAATTTCAGCGCAGATATTATAAAGGGATGGCAGAAATAAAAATCATGAACAATTTAATATCAACAAGAAAGTGCGGGGTTGAGGGTGTTGATGAATTATGGTGGGTAACTGCTGATCGCGGCGCCTTTGGCAGTATGACTAATGGCCCGCTTGGTGATTGGATATCCGATCATAAACATTTCATGAGCGATGTTAAAAATTTCGATACGGTCATACAAGCTGGTGGTAATTGCGGTATGTATGCGCGCTTCTATAGTAATTACTTTAAGAATGTATATACATTTGAACCATGTGAAATAAACTTTACGTGTTTAGATCGTAATTGTGTTGGCGATTCGTATCATAAGTATCATGGGGCCTTGGGTGATCGTATTGATAAAATGTCGTTAAAATTACATAAGTCATCGAATGTCGGTATGCATAAGATAGATGAAACTCCTGGTGAAATTCAAATGTATCGAATTGATGATTTGAAGCTATCATCGTGCGATCTTATACATCTTGATGTCGAAGGATATGAGGATCGCGTATTGAATGGTGCGATGAGAACAATCAATGCATTTAAACCAGTCGTAATCGTTGAGCGCGGCAACGGTTCTTCAATATTAACTAACATCGGCTATACGCTCCTACACAAATTAAAGATGGATCATGTGTACACCATAAACTAAAGTCATTAATAAATAAATCATAACAATAACACAGTTAGGCTTCGGTAAACCTGTATAGGAAGTGACAATGAGAACCGCAGTAGTTTCATTTGGTCGGATGAATCCACCGACCGTCGGGCATGCTAAATTAGTCGATAAACTAATATCGATCGCCAAGAAAGAGCATGGCGACCCTTTGTTATACGCGTCACATTCGCATGATAAGAAAAAGAACCCATTACAATATACAGACAAGATTCGGTATCTTAAAATGGCGTTTGGTCGAGCTGTGCAAAATTCAAAAGCAAGAAACTTAATCGAAGTTTTAAAGGAAATTGAATCGAAATATGATAACGTTATCGTCGTTGTTGGTTCTGATCGCGTGAATGAATTCGATTCATTGTTAAATCGATATAACGGAAGAGAATATACATACGATTCGATAAAGACCGTGTCAGCTGGTGATCGCGATCCTGATGCAGAAGGCATATCCGGAATGAGCGCATCGAAGATGAGAGCGGCTGCGGTTAATAATGATGTCGATTCGTTTCGTAATGGGCTGCCTATTAAGTTGCAAAGCAGAGCAAATGAAATAATTAAAATACTTCGTAAGAATATGGGTATTAACGAAGAACATGATTTAGATATGGCGATGTCGATTAGTGATCAATTTAACTCACTGAAAAAGCTACCTATGATTGAATTGTATAAAATCTATACACAGTATCATTATGGATTAGACGCGAAAGGTCTGTCGAAAAGTAATATGATATATGATATTCTTCGAGCAATGCACGGTAATAAAAAGGTTGCTCCTGAATTAAATGAAGCGCTCAATATTCAACAGCGCATGAAGCGAAAGCAAATCATGAGACGGCTGAAGAATCGCATAATGCGTGGGCGTAAAATCGCGATGAGGCGAAAGGCAAACCCAGAGAAGTTACGCAAGCGCGCACAAAAGCAAGCTCGTAACCTAATTCGCAAGCGTATTGTTCGTGGTAAAGAATATTCTGATTTGACGTTTGGGCAAAAACAGAATATTGATAAAAGACTCGTCTCCAAGAAAGCAATTATTGCACGTTTAGCGAAACGATTTATTCCAAAGGTTCGATCAAAAGAAGCCGAACGAATGCGCAAAAGACGCGAAAACAAGGAATCGTTTGATTTGATAAATCAAATCGATCATGTAATGAATTTGGTTGAACGTGTAATGATAACACGTAAAATTCAGCGCAATCTTCTTAAGAAGAGCGTGAAGTATGGCGTCGCATTTAATGACCTCAAAGAAACTTATATTGCGCTAAAGAATGTATCCAATTTGAGTGAAGAAGAAATATTCGCAAAGCTAAATAGTGATCTATGTAAAATCGAAAAGAAACATTATAGAAATGCAAAGAATATTGAAGCGTGATGTAATTGGCGATCTAAAGAATGTCGTCAAAGATAAGCAAGCAACTAAAATAAAGTTTGATGATGGTCAATATATGGTCGACGTATCAACGGCATCACTTGTATTGTGCGCACTAGATTCAATAAGTAACAAAAGGAACAAAACAAAATTCAGCGAACTCATTTCTACATATCGTGGAATGATGTTAATTATTTCATTGGTTAAAATTAATAGGAATCGATTATGAAAAATATTAAAAGTATGTTGCGTGAAATGGAAGAATATTCTTCATCATTGGACGATGAATACGCGGAGCACGCACTAACACAATTACATTATGTTATTTATGCAGTTGATGAAATCATCGGTTGCCTTGAGGATGCATGTATGGTTTTACCACCTTGGTACATTAATCGTATATCAAAGATTCATAGCGACATTGAATGCCTTCATTCGTATCTTGAAGGAAAGAAGAGAAAGACTTTTAGTAGTATGGGTGTTGGTAGTATTGGTGTTGCATATGAGGAATCGGTGAACGAAGCAAAGCTCGACCATAATAAGCCTATCATTGTAACGGGTGATGACCCGAAAGGCAAAAAGTTTACCAAGAAATTTAAGAATATGAAGAACGCTGAGAAGTGGATCGATTCGGATGATGCAGATGATCATAAGATTCGTAGTATCATAAACGAAGATACAATCGCCGAACGTAAAGATGATCCAGCTGACAAAGACGACGACGCAAGTGACGACGATCGTCTCGCCGCAGATAAAAACATCATTATGCAACTAAGACGCGTTGCGGATTTACCAAGAGGTGGAACAGTAACGTTCAAGGATAATCGATCCGCTACAATTAAACAAGCAGACGCTAAGAAAGCACTTAGAGGATTTGATAAGTTAGTTAAAGGCACTGATAAAGAACGTTACCAGAAATTAGCAAATAAAAGCTATAACGATCTTAAAAAGATTCTTAGTGTAATTCGAGAAGAGGATGAAACTAACGAAACAAAATCATATGTTGTATCTGTCACGGTATCAAAAACAGATCATAATCCAGGATCGTCACCAGTGGAGAAAATGAATAAAAAAATCCGCGTGACGAATACGAAAGACGAAAATGACGCGTTAGCCAAAGCAAAGAAGTATTATATGAAAGCTGGATATGATGTACATGATTATGAATTAGTTCGCGAATCGAGCCAAGATGCTGATATAAATGTGATTAAAGAAGCAATCAAAAAGAAGTTTAACAAATCATCATAATAAATAAATGTATATGTCAATAAAGGAATCAAGTGATGCCACTATGGGAAAATAAAAATAGGTCGAGCGACACCCCGAAATTTACAACGGATGCATCTTCTGGGAAAACTGGCACTGGCGAATATTATGACGAAGTCTTTGGGTTCGATGCCAAGCCAATTCAGCAACCGCGGCGGGTAAAAGTGGAACCGGCTGGATTCGTACTCA